CAGCGGGCTACCGTCCCAGTCCTTGTATACCTGTAGCAGCCCCTCCCACTCTAGGTGTCCACGTGCAATATAATGTGGCTCTAACTCAACTACAGACACGTGATAGGGCGGCACTGACTCGACAGCAACGATGAAGTAGGCTTCGGGTTCGTATCCCATGATAGTAGCGGCGCGTTCGTATATGGCAGCCTGCATGTAGTACTTATAGTCCCATATGGTCTTTTGCAGACTGTAGTGGTCTACTGCCCTGGTCACTTTGAGGTCGATGATGGCCCACGGCAAGATGCCGTCAATGAATCCGCGGTGAGGTATACCCAGCTGATCTATGGTGAACTCAAGCTCTGTGTTCTCTAGATCACCGAGCAGGCCACCAGCTAGCGGGTGCTCCATCAGTCGCGCTGCACATTCACTGACTTCCAAGGCACGCTGCGCCGTGATGACGTCCCTGCTGGCGTTCTCCTGCTTGAAACGGTCATAGCGTCCACCGGCACGCCTGCCCTCCCATACAGCAATGCTATCTGGATACCGTTCAGGCTCCAGCACGGCACGATGCACCAACGTCCCAAACTCCATTGCTGGTGACGGTGCTTGCTTGCGGGCTTTGTATTGCAAGAATTGTAGTGGCGATCTGCTGAACGCCTTCAGGCTGCTGAATGACAGCGGTTCGTATTGGCTTTTATCTGGCACGATATATTGGGTTACCGGTTAGTTCGTAGAGTTCTTGAGTGATGCTCTTCAGGCGCAAGTCATAGTTGCGGTACTGCGCTTCGGTTAAGACTGTTCCTGGTGAATGTGCATTCGCGTCGTACAGGTGCAGGATAGCCCACCGTTCCTGTCGGAGCTTGCTGATGCGCTGCACGGTCTCTTCGTCGTACATCTTATCCGCATATGTCACCGTTTCACGCTCTTCCATATCTCCTGTCGTGTTTCGCAGTAGTGTTTGATACTGTGCAGCGTGCAGCGGGCATCCAGCGGCAGGTGTGTGCCGTCCTTGCGCTGCTTGCGTGCTATGCGCTTCAGGTGCCACGCTACACGCTGCAAGTGATTAGAACGGGAGTGAATCATCCTGCTCCTGCTTGGTTTGCTTGGCGTCGAGTTCTGGCAGCTCCTGCAGAAACGGACTTTCACCGCTGTACAGCTTCGCCAGGTCAATGTAGTCGCCTGCTTTGCTCGCAAAGTCAAGCAGCGTCTCTTCGATAGGCGACTTAATGCCGGTGACATTGTACTTGGTGTCCATGCCCTGACCGACACGAGCTACAACCAGCTCGAACGCCGTCCAGTGCTCTTCACGAAACAGCATAGCCATTTGATCTATGATGCTGCGCTGTGTGAACTCCCACACCTTTACGCGCCCGCTGTCGCTTTGCCCGGCGTACTCATAAACGATAAACGCCACAAACTTCTTCGGCTTCTCGCCGCGTTCGTTGGTAGCAGGCACGTGATCAGGGCGCGGAGCGTCGTGTTCCCATCGCTGCGGCTTACCGTCTACAAAGAGTTGAAAGCCCATAACAGGCTTGCTGATGATGCGCAGGGACTTCTTATCCCCGTCCTGCAGCTTGACATAGTCACCGGCAGCCGAATCGGACTGCTTCAAAAAATCGAAAATATCGTTGGACATATTGGGTTGATTGATGGCCCCAAGTACGTCCCGATATGGCAGGGGAAAAAAATTTATTCGCCCTCGTTATCAACTTTGCCTTGTTTATTCAAGGCCCGTTTCAGTCGTAACAGGTTTAAAGCCAGCAGGGTGAGCGCACCCATGGCGCTGATGCTCCAATCAACGACATCTTGCCACCGTGCTAGCTCCCACCCAACCCAGGCAAGGTTGAGCGCCAAGAGATCTTCCCCGTTACTCATGGCTGTAATGTACTCAATGCCAACGGGAGGATTCCTACAATACACAGCGCCACCGCTTCCCAAGTGATGCCGTTGATGACTATCTGCTCGCACGCCGTCGAGATGATGACACCGCCCATGGTGTTGCGCGTTGACCACCGCAGCCGCTGGCCGCTGTGTTCAGCTAATGCCTCCAGTGCGCGTGCGGCTCCCCCTCGCCGCGGCTTCTCTTCAGCCATAGAGCCACGCCACGCCCGGCGTCTTGTTGCTGTCGTTGTCGACGTGGATGAACGTGCGCCCGATGCCAATGCGCGTGAACCCTGCGGCTATCAGCGCGGCAATGATGCGGAACCGCAGCATAGATGTCGGGGCGTGCAGGTCAGCCGCTTTGCCGACCAGGTGGCTGCTGTTGACCTTGCCGCCAACCTCACGGTTCCTGACCTCCGTGCGGTATCCGCTGGTCACCTTAAACGCTACGCCCGCAATGTCGCGGGCTTCGTCGAGCATGGCTACGAAGTTGCGATCCATGCGGTCACCGCTGCCCGGCTTATCGGGGCTGTCAAACTCACTCAAGGTGAAATGCCTGTACTCCATCACTTCGACTTCCGTTGAATGACATACCACTGGTCATTATAACACAGCACCATGATACCGTCATAGGGGCGGGCCATGCTAAACGTGCGCTGGCCGTCGATGCGCACGCCGTTGGTGTACTCGGTATTATCTACGCTTACATCATAATTCTCGTTAGCGCTGATGCTGTCGTCGGACTTAAAGCGCAACATGCGGCCCTCGTTGTCTGCCACCTTTGGCAAGTAGATAGTGCCGGTGCCGGTTGCGGTGTCTACCCATCGGTTCATATACATATAACCGTTAGTATCGTCCACGTCTACCGTGTACGTGCTGCCGCTGCTATGGTCGACGCGAATAATTTGCTGTATTACCGTGCCTTCACCTGTTGTGAGGCGCTCGAGGTCAGTGGCCAGCTTGTTGGCTACGTTGCCTACGCTGGTTCCGTAGTCGGCCTGCGGGTTGTCGTTCTCTACGTCTACTACAGGCAGCGTAATATTCGAGAAGTTGTTGTCCAACAGCCACCGCTCTAGACTGTATTCCCTGCGGTTTGCGCTGTACTCGAACTCATGCAGCGCGTAGTAATCGCTACCATTCTGCAGCAGGGTAAACGGGTGGACATATGTAGTGACCGTCTTTGCGTACAGTGTGCCGCGTTTAACCTGTGTTGGCAGCTGGTTGTAGGCGAGCACCTCGCGCACGCCGAGCCGATGTATCGGGTATCCCGTCGCCGTTTGGCTGCTGACAAAACTCTCGCCAACATCAAAGTTGCCCGAATACCAGTTCACCGAGACGCCGCCAGTAATGACGTTGTCTTGCAGGATTTCCACTTGATTGTTCAGGCTGGTTGTTGCCGAGTATAGAGCGCTGTCACCAGGCCCCTGCCCTACCTCACCGTAAAGGCCACGGAACAAGATGTTCAAGAAGTCAACCGTAACGGCGCTGGTCTGCTCGGAACCGAAACCGTTGAAGATGCGATACCGTATAGACGCATCTAGGCCGGTCTGATCGCTGGGCAGGCCGTCCGTTTCTATGCTTATGTAACCCGTGCCGATGTCTAGGCCGTTGCCATACTGCCACTGTGCAATGACGATGCTGTACTCACCCGCTGAACTGCTCCAGCCGCTATTGGTCAGGTATTGCGTGCCTATCTGCAGCGTGATGTCAGCACGCAGGATGTAGTTGTTAGCTGGGTTCTCTGCTACGCCGGTGCCGGCAATGGCCATCTGCGTTGACAGCTCAACCGTGAACGTCTGGCCGCTATAGTAGACAATGTCATTATCCGCAAAGGACAGCTGTGCACCGGTCGCGTTGAACGTTGCATCAAAGTCGCCAAGGAACCAGATATTGCTGTTGCCTTTATACAGCCTGCGGCGGCTTACCTTCTTGACGCCTGGTGAGTACGTGATGGTACCGCCCGCCATTTTCACAACGTTCGTGCTGTTGATGGCCTCAACCATCTCGCTATTAAATGACAGTTGTGCGGCAAAGTTGATTGTTTCCGCACTGCGGTTCTTTAGCGTGCCGAACATGTTGAAGTCGACACCACAGCTGTCGCCGTCTGCCCTGCGCTTCAGCACGTTCAACGGCAAAAACCACCACTTGCCTTGTGCCTGAAACACGCGGGCGTTGAATGTGATAGCAAGGCTACGCAGCAGCTCTAGTATCGTGGGATACTTCACGCTGTTGCTGTTCTCATCGTATACCGCAGGCCCAAAGAATGCTGTATCGTTCAGGTAGTTGCTGCCTGTATAGCCGTCTTTCTCGATGTCGTTGAAGTACCGTAGCACAGAATCCGTGGTACCGTACAGAACGAATTGACGGGTGAACGCAATACAGCCCCAGATAAACGCGGCAATCGAAGTGTTGGGTAGCGTGATGTCGTCGAATTCTTCGGTGGTCAGCTTGTCGAGGTGTGCCAGGTCGTCGCTTGCAGTGAGCTGCACTGGTGACGGCTGCGGCTCATCGAGCTGTTCTATCTGCTCGGTAAGCAATACACCGCGCCACCATAGTTTCTCGCTAGGATCACCGGGGTCTTTTAAGATGTCTACAAGAAATTGACCCTCTTCGCCTCCTGGGATGGTCGTATTTAGAAACGTGTCAAAGTCTGCTGTACGGTTGAATACGACAAAGGTTACCGAGCTGCCCAGTATCGGCTGGAATTTGTCTTGGTTGTCGCCGTTGTAGCGCAACGTAAAACCATCGACGGCTAGAGGCAACACGCTAGCTGACCCGGTGTAATCGGTGTCAATGATATTGATGCGCCAGGTGTCGCCTAGCTCATCAGCAAATTCCGAGTAGAACTTTGTATCAGCCATCAGAAGGAACGTAGACGGTTGCGGTCTATGAGTGCGCGTTCGTTAGTGAGCAGAATATCCTGACCGCGCAGCACGCCAGTCACCTGCACTTGGTTGCCGCCCATCATGCTTTGCAGCTTGTCCAGCGGTGCAATTACCTCTGGGTTGGTTAGGCTTGTCCCGGCACCCTCACCGACCATTGCCAGCGTCGCACCGCTTACCAAGCCACCGGCAGCGAAAGCAGGGATATTGAACCCGCCGGCAAGGAACTTGCCCAGGCCTTCCTTTACAACAGCGCTTCCTGGGAACAGTACCGACATAGCAGCGAAGGCCGCAAGCATCGCAGCCAGCTTCTTAAGCAACGATTCCAGCACAGTCATCATGTACTGGCCAAAGTCTTGCGTGCCGTCCATGAGCACGCCAAAAGCGTTCTCAAAGAAACCCGGCAGCTGGGTAGCGGCATATTCACCCATCGCTACCAGCGCATCCCTGGTCGGAATCACGGCCGCCTGTACTGCTTGTATGCTTCCCTTTAGCGTGTGGTTGGCTTGAGCAGCCGCCAAGATGTCCACCGCTGTAGTGGCTTGCATCTCGTTGATTGTGCCCAACGTCAGCAGGCGTGACTTCTCGACCTCCAGAAGCTCTTCTTTAACCTTCTTGTTTTGTTTTAGCTGTGCAGTGTTTTGCTCTATCTGCTGCGTCTCTGCTGGCACAGTGCCCGCTTGTACGGCATTATTCAGCTCTACGCCTGCTTCAGTTAGGCTATCCAAAACCTCTTGCAAGGCTGTAAACTGCTTGACCTGCTCTCGCAAGGCTTCTTTACCACCGCTTATGCCACCGAACAAAGCAGCAATGCCTGTCCGCTGTCGCGCACCGGCTTGCAGTTGATCCTGCAAATTTTTGACGCTAGCGGCAGCATCAGCCATAAGGGTTTCAACCTCATCGACATTTGCTGTGGTCGCACCGCCAAAGGCTTCCATGGCTTCTTCAGCTTTGCCCAATGCGGCTGCTATGTCGGTCTGTGTTACACCGCTAATGCCTTGCAGAGCTTCCGTTGCGTCTTTCAGTACGGCACCGAAAGCATCTGATATGCCGCTGCGCTCTGCGAATCCCGCCAGCTCTTGGCCAAGGTTGTCCATAAGCGTAGTGATACGGCCTTCAACCGTCTCGCTTAAGTTCTCCATAGCCCCAGCAGCTATGCCGCCTTCTTCAGCCATACCGCGCAGGGCCTGACTAAATTCTTCAACGCTGACAGCACCGGCACCGAATTCCATGTTCGCGTCGCCGGTAACCTTGCGCAGCTCGTCGAAAATTGGAATGTTGCGCTCGGCTAACTGGTTTAGGTTCTCCAGTTCAACTTTGCCTTTCGCACGAACCTTCGTGAAAATGGCTGCAATGTCATCAATGCTATTGCCTGAACTGGCCGCAACGTCGCCCAGGAACTTTAGCTCTTTGGTTAGCTCGCTTCGTTTTGATCCAGTAGCCAGCAGCTTGCGTGCCGCGCTGCTGATTTCCTCAAGCTGAAACGGTGTTTTTGCGGCAAAGTCATTGAGTTCGGCAACGATAGCCGCAGCCTTATTAGCACCCCCTGCAATGCTGATAAACCCCGTGCGTAGGGTTTCCATTTCAGCACCCTTCTTAATAAGCACACCAACACCTGCAACCAAAGTCCCAGTAATGGCTAACGCGGCATTTTTGACCATGCCGGCTATCTCGCCGAAGTTGCGCCGAAAGTTGCCCTTCATGCGCCTGATGTCACCGTTCAGCTTGGTTAGGCCCTTTTTCGATAGGCCGATTGTGACTTTTAAATCCTTGAGTTTAGCCATCGCTATGCGCCTTTATCATCTGGCGCATCACGTTGGCGTGCGCCTTGTTTTTCTTTTTGGGTTTCTTTTCCCATGGGAAGATAGCAAGGTCACGAGGCTTGATGCTTTTGCCCTTGCGTGCGTGCGGTGACAGCATCAACGTAGCCAGCCACCTGGTGCGCTCCCAGTCCTGCTGCTGCCTGACCTCTTCCAACTGGTGAAATCCTTCAGCAGCCAGCAGAAATTCCTGCAACGTCATGCTATAAAATGAAGCGGGGTCGAGTCGCAATTGACCCAACCCCACCTTTAAACAGTCGTCAAAATTCAGCGGCTTTCCTTCACCTTTTTTTTTCCGCTGCAACATTCATCATGTTGGTCACGGCCTCGCCTAGCTTCTCCAGGTCGCTGATGTCAATCAGCCCTAGGAAATCATCAGCGCTGTATTTGAACGGAACGTCGGCATGCTTGGCACCTGATTGCGCCATATAATAAACCAATGTCCCGATCTCTACCACATCGTCAGAGAGCTTGCCCAACTCAATCCCCGCTTCCTTCTTGGCGTTAGCCAGTGCCCGCATATCGCAACGCAGCGTGAACTGCTTGCCGCTTAATTCAATTTGCATCAGGCGGTAACCTCACTAATGCTGCCGGTCACTTCCAGAGTGGCGCTGTAGGTGACATTGTCTTCGGTGCCTGCGCTAATCTCAAGGCTGGTCACGAACGCGTCACACTCATAGTGGTAGTCGTCCGTTGCACCATCGAGGCCGAAGATGACGTGAGTAGTGCTGCGACCGTCGAGCACGGCAAAGAGGTCAGCACCAGCACCGCCGGCACCATCGTCGTCCACCAATCCGCTGATGGAAATCGTTGCGCTGCGGGTCGACTCCAGAAGCTCACGATAACCGCTGCTGTCTTTGGTGGTGATGTCGCGCGTCTCCATGCTGAATGAGATGCTGCCTTCTGTCTGATCGGGGACAGCTACTTCCGAGCCGTCCGCACCAATCTTCAACAGGAATATTGTGCCATTAATGATAGCCATGATTATGCCTTTTTGCTTTTTCCGCTGATGGTCTGGATGATGATGCGAAGGTAACCAACTACCTGATCGTCACGCTTGCTAGGTGTAAGCGAGACATAGACATCGACAGCGGCCAACAGTGCAAGGGCAAGCGCTGCCCAGTTTTCGAAAATCAAATCCATGGGTACAATTTAGGGCAAATCGGTATCGCCGAACCACCCTGCCGCCTCTGCTTGTTCCTGCGTCAGTATCTCGCTGTCCGACGGCATGAGATACTGGAACATCACCACGGGGCTGGTGCTGATGTAGTAGGTCATCGCGTCGCGCTCTTCCTGCGTGAGCTGTGGGAACAATGCAATGAGCGCATGCAGGTCGCGCTGTGGATGCACCGTGATCGTCAAATCCGTATCACCGACACACGCCCACTGTCCCGTTGTCGGGTGTTGGATGGTGGCCAGCAACATCGTGGTAGTGCGCCCTGGCTCGTGCAACACCTTCGGCAGCTTCAGGTTGTACAGCTCGCGGCTGATGCCCTTGGCGCGTTGCTCGCTTGTGAGGTTGAGGCGGGCGGTAACTGGGAGGTATACGGTAGCCATTAGTAGATGCTGAAGTAGTCGTTGATGTTGGTCTCGATGCCGTCCACATTTGTGCTGCTTTGGAAGCTGTTGTAAATGATAAACTCTTGCAGAGTGCCTCCCAAAAATCTATCGTTAGCGTCACGATATGTAAATAAATTAAATCCTGTGGTTTGTTCTGTAATAGTGCTGGCTGTCGTTTGATTAGTCTGCGTTCCATCAATACGCAACTTCAAACCGTTCGTATTGCTGCCATCACGTAGGCCTGTAAGCAATCTTTGACTAGCGTCATAGGTTCCAGTCGTTGTGTTATTTTGATAACCGACCACGCTATCACCAGAGAACTGTCGAATCTTACTGGGATAAGAAGAGTCCATGTATTCGATACTTGGATTGATGGGTAAATCTGTGCTATAAGTGTTTTCTATAATGAACCTTCTTAAACTGCCAGTGCCGTCAGGAGCGTGAGCAATGAATAAACTGTGATTAGTAAACTGCGTTGAGGTGACTGTATTCAAATAATCGCCGCTGCCGTCAAAATCCAACGCCGGCTTCCCGTTCTCGGTAATGACCGCCGTGCCGTTGTATATCTGCGGCTGTGCGCTCGCCGTGCTTTGCGTGGCGTTGTTTGGTGTGCCGCCTATGTTCGCTTGATCGTACCACGTTACCACGTAGCCGTTAGCGCTGCCACAATGCGTGGCAATAGATGCCGTATCCAGGTCGCCGTTACCGTCAAAGCCAATATCTGCTTCAGTGTCGCCGCTATCCTCGCGCACGCGCATGCAGTATCCGGTGTAGTCCTTGTCCAACTTGCGGACGCTGAAGGCTGCGGCTGCATTGGGATAGTCATCCAGCAGCAGATTCGTAACTGCCGCGCTGGTCGTCCGCACCATCTTTAGCGACAGCGGCAAGGTGCCGCGCGTCTCGGCTGTGGCGTCGGTCTCATTCAGGCCCGCAAGAAGCGCAGCCTTGGCGGTGGCGAAGGTGGCGTTGTCTGCGGGCTGTGTCGTGTATTCCGTCCAATCGGATGCGGTGTCGGCATCGGCTTGGAACTTGGTAGAATAAAATAGTCTGCGTCTAATCGTATCCGTGACGCCCGTATCGCTGACCTCGGACTCTGCGAAGCCGTCACCGTCGGGGCGGGCGGTGTAGTACACCTCCAGCGTTGCGGTGGCGCCGCTGCGCTCCGTCTCTGCCTCCGTGTCATAGCGCCCGTGATACTGTACGCTCACCGCCGACTGATCTACAAACTCTAGCGCCGTGCCGCCGGTGTTGACGGCGACCACCTGCCCGGCGGTGCCCAGGGTGCCGGGCGTATCGGAAAGGTCGGTGAACGCGCCGCCGCCGGTTGTAATGGTGGCGGTGCGGTCTGTAATGCTTACGCTGCCGTTGCTGAACACCAGCTTGTTGACTGCGCCCGATGGGTCGCCGTCGACCTCTTCTACGGTGAAGGTGTTGCCTGGGAACTGTGAGACCACCTGCGCCGTGCCGGTGCGCTGGATGCGCACGTCATAGGTCTGCTCCAAGACATACACCCGCTGGTCAGGGTCGAACTGAATGTCACTGGTGTCAAAGTCGATGCTTTGCACCTCCACCGCGCTGATCGTGCCCGACTGCCGGTCGAGGGCTGACCGCACAGCTATGCCCAGGTTCATTGCCTGTTCGTAGTCGTCGCTGATGCAGTACAGCTCAACACGCCCGGTGTCCAGTTTAGAAGTGGCGTTCTTGGTGCCGCTCGGTGTGGTGTCGGTAACGGTGTAGACGATGAACGGCACATCAACGTCCTGCTGCGCCATCTCTGGATAGATACGGTCAGCACAGATAGCACCTACATCGGCGCTGTCTTTCAATAGCTTGTATACGGCCTTACCAATCTCCATTACAGTTTAAACTTGTCGAACACCTTGCGGTACTTCATGATCATTAGCCGCTCCATCGCAGGGCGAAGGCGCGTCAGTGCCGGTGCAATCTTATTGTAGTTGCGGCTGCCGATAGTCTTACCGCGCCCGCCTACGTGACCGCTCTCGACGATACCGGCGAACCAGCCGTCATTCTTTTGTGATACCCCGCCCGATCGTGGGCCAACGAAGACGTTGATTTTACTGCCCCTACTGTTGCGCACGCCGATAGACCGTCGCAGGGTGCCCGGTGTGATTTCCATGCGCACTACCCCTTCGCCACGCTTTGCCCGCCCTGGGCCTCGTGTGCCTTCGTAGACCTTAAACACCTTGCGGCTTTTGGGAACCTGCGGCTTTATGCGCTTGGCAGCCATTCGACCTATATCGCGGTTGCTTTTCCGCAGCTCTCTGGCCATTTCTTTAGGGAACGCCCCCAAGCGGCCAATCTGCTTTACCAGTTCGTCAAGTCCTTCAACGTTACCGGCCATCGCTTCCCTTCTCTTTGCAGAAGATGCGCAACCCGTCGCGCCTTCCTATTTCCTCAAATCCCAGAATATCGTACTCCCTGCTTTCGAAGATGATAGTATCATCCTGACCAATCGCTGCTGTGCCGGCGTCGGTCGGATCAGGGTGGCGGATGATGAACGCCACGTCGCGCTGCGGAAATATCTGGTAAGCCTTTTTGGACTCACTGGGAGAGCCTGCGTAGATAACCTGCGCCCATACGTTAGTATCCGTCGTCGTGTGGTTCGGCTGTCCATAGTCGTCCTGTGTGGTGCTGGTGATGCGCCGCAGGCTAATTATTCTATCGAGTTGGCTAAACCTCATCGGAACGAAATAATACGATAGGGATTCACCAATGCTTCCAGGCCCAGCTTCAGCTTCGTTGTAATCGTGCCGCTTATCTCTGGCTGCCGCAGTTCGTACATGTGTGCTACCAGCAGCTTGATGGCGTGAACCAGTGGCTTCGGCACAGCTGCTTCGAAGTAGCCCACTGTCGCCGTCAGGTTCAACTTAAGGAACGTGTGGTCGTATGCGCTCGGCGTCCTAATCAGCTCAACCTGTGCAGGGTTACGCAGGTAGTTGAAATAGTAATCTGTGTCCTGCGTCAGCGTCACTGTAGTCGTCGGCCCCGTGCGGTACGACAGTATAAAGCCCGTACCCGATACCGGGCCGATAGGTATCTCAAACTTGTCATAGACCTCTTCATACGTCAGCAACACAGTGCGATCACCAAGCCTGGTGTTGGTCATGTTCTCGATGTGCAATACCGCAGCGTCACGCATGGCCTCAATCAGGCTGTCTTCGTCGCTGTGCGTCACCCGCAAAAATGCCTTTAGATCGGCGGTGCTGACTATTTCCGAGGTAGTCGTTGTCGTTACGTCTGTTATGGTGTACCGCATGGCAGCAATTTCCGAAAAAAAAGGGGAGAGCCGAAGCCCTCCCCCTTTTGTCTGCGTGCCCGCTATGCTTACGCGTCTGCGCCGGCAATCGTGGCACCCGTATCGTTGATGAGCATGAAGCCCATGTGATCGGG